TTTTGAGATACGCCTTGACCTACTAAAAATGGCACAAGGAATGCTATCAGATGATTATTATGGTAAGCGTGAGCAAATCAGTAACGATTGGTCCATGCAATGTGAATCTGCAAAAATCAAAGGCGAGACACCGCCACCACACCCAGGCTTTCCGCCATATCCCTCCGAATCAGAAATTATAGCCAAAGCACAAGTGCTTAATGGTTTCGTTTCTAACGTTTCTATAGAAACACCAAAAGTCTCTAAGAAATCCTAATTGGAGGTGTGCCAGTTATCTGGCATTCACACACAGAAAGGAAATAGATGCGAAGTAAACCTATACTTTTGAGTATAATATTTTCATCACTAATTTTGTCATTATCACTTGTAAATGTTGACACACATAACATTCTACCAATGAAGTCAACTTACAATGCATTAACTATAGATGCAAAGAAACAGGTAACATGCCTAGCTGAGAACATTTATTTTGAAGCGGCGCATGAACCAAACGAAGGTAAGAAAGCGGTAGCATTCGTAACCTTTAACCGAGTACAGTCCGGATATGCAGATGACATATGCGGAGTTGTAAAGCAAAAGACTGGTAACACTTGTCAATTTTCTTGGTATTGTGACACAATGTTTACCAGTAAACTCTTGACAATCAAGAATACTTTGTTGTATAATGAGATTTTAGAGTTATCAACAAACCTTTTCTTGAATTTTGAAAGAATGACCGATGTAACAAACGGAGCAACTTATTACCATGCTGATTATGTAAATCCAGGTTGGACAAAACTAAAAAAGGAGAAACAAATTGGCAGGCATATTTTCTACAAAAGCAAAGGCGACAAAATTGACAGAAACAAAGGAATCATTTAAAATGAGCAAAGACTTGATTACGGTATGTGTATCACTAACTATAGTTTTGTGTACACTTATAGTATCGGCAGGATTTTACAATATAAATGACAGAAACAACATGGCAAAAAACATTGAAGCGGCTATCACCAAAGGTGTTGATCCAGTTTCAGTTAAGTGTGCATATGAAACAAACACAAATGCAATCTGTATAACTTACGCAGCCACGACTAAAAAATGACCAGTGAAATAGATAGAATCTTTAGAGAATTGAAGGCTTTCACATCTACTGTTGGTGAAGGACCTCCAGTGAGATATCGGGTTTCTAAATCAAAAGGAAGACGGAGAAAGCGTAGTTTGAAAGCATGGACTTATGAAGCAATGGATATGAATATGAATGAAATGAAAACAGGTATTAACGATAAATTTTTTGTTGGCGCATCTGATTACAGCGATTGGCTGTACATGCAAATGATTGATGCTCGGTCAGAAAAGAAAATTTCAACTCACAATTCGGAGCTGAAATTGCATGGCAATCGTCAAAAGTGGAAAGAATTCATTGAAGAAGAATTTGAGGGTGACCACATTCTTCAATTCACCAGTTCTAGTGGTCTTATCATCACCGAAGGTTTGAATTTCATTCGCTATGATGTGAATTCTAATTCTATCACTACCCAAACTTATGGTGATAAAATCTTCATTGAAAATGTTGAAGACATGTTCCTAAAACATTTTGAAGAAGTTACTTCATACATTGAATGGGTGTATGGTGCGAATGGTGATAGCGTTAATGTTCCTTTGAATGCGGATCGTTTGCCTGTTGATGAAATGTATCCGTTTCTCAAAGAACCATTGACTGAGTACTATGACCGTTATCTGGAATCTAATGCAAACATTCTTTTGTTGATTGGACCACCTGGCACTGGCAAGACTACTTTCATTCGTGGTCTTCTTGCACACAGTAACTCCTCAGCAATTGTAACATATGATGCCGCAATTCTGGAGAAAGATTATCTGTTTGCACGATTCATTGAAGATGAAACTGGTGTGATGGTGCTTGAAGATTCTGATAACTTCCTGAAAGCACGGAGCGATGGTAACACCATGATGCATCGTTTTCTAAACGTTGGTGATGGTCTTGTTACGACAAAAGGTAAGAAGTTGATTTTCTCAACTAACTTGCCAAGCATCCGTGACATTGATCCTGCGTTGATTCGCCCCGGTCGTTGTTTTGACATTGTTTCTTTTGATTCATTGAAACAAAAAGAAGCCGAAGCACTGGCTAAGAAAATTGGTGTTAAGTTGGATGGTAAGCGTGATAGCTGGACTATCGCAGAAGTGTTTAACAAACAGATTGAACAAAGTGCCAACAAAACAGTTGGTAGCAAAATGGGTTTCGTTTAAGGAGTATATTATGGCTGTAAAACAATTTAGTATCAATCAAATCTCTAGTGAGGCTGACCGCAAGAAATTGCTTGATGTTATGCGTGAGTGTTCCAATTCTATGATTCGCATGGAAGGCGAAAAAGACTTCATCAAAGAGGCCGTAAAGGATATTTGTGAAGACTTGAAGTTGCCCAAGCGAATTGTGAATCGTCTGGTTAAAGTTTATCATAAACAAAACTATGATGAAGAAGTTGCTGTGCATGAACAATTTGAACAATTGTATGAAACGATTGTAAAATAATGCCGACAAAAGATGAAATGTTTAAGTTTCAGGAAGAGATTGAAAAACTTGTATCTGGAACCGACTATAACTATATGGAAGCAATCATTGAGTATTGTAATCAGACTGGTATGGAGATTGAATTAGCCTCCAGTTTGGTAAACAAAGACTTGAAGGCAAAGATTGAGATTGATGCACAAGAACTCAATATGTTACCAAAAACACGTAGACTTCCTATTTGATTTGTGATATAATTATAGCATGACTGGTTATGAAGCATTCACTCTCTATCACGTACTAAAATTGCATTTCACCTCTGGGTATGACTATTTCAAGTACAATGGTAAAACAAATATCACCATAGATGCGTTTGAGAAAAGAAAAGACAAGTATCATTTCTACAAGTTATCCCGCAAGTTTAACAATCGTAGAAATGATTACATAGATTTTGTAATCTCAAATCTTCTATATAATGATAATTGTTGGGCAGGCACTTTGCTTGAAGATGGTTCAGATGAAGTTAACATACGGCGTTTGGCTGTCATTCAAGCATTGAGTTACAACTTTCAAAATGATTGTTCGGTGATTGGTGAGAGTGGTAGCATAAACGATTTATTGAAAACTGACGGTGAGTATCCAGAGTTATTGACGATGACTTTGCAAAAAGTTATTCAAATTGAAACTATGTGCATACTGAATTCAATGATGAATTTTCTTCCTATGTGGCAAAGAAAAATCTCAGATGACATTCGCTGGCCACTATTACATAAAAAGTGGACAAAATATTCTCCGTTTTTAACTTTTGATAAAAACAAGTTTCGTGAAATAGCATTGAAAGAATTGAAATGATTGAGAAAATTTATTTGGATATGGATGGCGTTCTTTGCAACTTTGAACGCAGGTACTTTCAGTTATACAATGAACTCCCAGGTTCAATGCGTGACAGGAAAGATTTTAATTTACATTGGGACCACTTCATTGAGAACAAGCAATTTGAAACTTTGGAATGGTACCCCGGTGGAAAACAATTGGTAGATTTTTGCTTTAAAACAAAACTACCGATTGAGTTGTTGACTTCATCTGGTGGACAAAAACACCACAAAGAAGTTGAACGACAAAAAATTGTTTGGTTAGAAAACAATGGTCTTGGCAAACTAAAGGCGAACGTTGTTCCCGGTCGTAAGCATAAGGCTGAGTACGCTACACCAAACACTATTCTTATTGATGATACTCCAGATATTATCCAGTCGTTTAATGCGGCAGGTGGTATTGGTATTCTTCACAAAGAAATTGGTAATACTTTAATGATGTTAGAAGACCGCATTGAAAGTGTGCTAAATACATGATACAATGAATCATGTGGATAATTTTATACAACGCATACAATTTATACAAAGGAAAATAATATGTCTTTCGCTAATCTAAAACGCAACCGCGACAGCCTTGATAAACTCACAAAGGCTATTGAGACCACCACACAAACTGCTGAGGCTGGCTCAAAAGATGATACCCGATTCTGGGCTCCAACTGTAGATAAATCTGGTAACGGCATGGCTGTTATTCGTTTTCTACCAGCACCTTCTATTGATGGTGATGATGGACTTCCATGGGTACGCCGTTTTGACCACGGCTTTCAAGGACCAGGCGGCTGGTTCATTGATAACTGTTTGACTACAGTTGGTGATAAGTGTCCCGTTTGTGAACACAACTCTACATTGTGGAATTCTGGTGTTGAAGCAAACAAAGAAATCGTTCGTAAACAAAAGCGCCGCTTGAGTTACGTTGCGAATATCTATGTTATTTCTGATCCAAGCAATCCTGAAAATGAAGGTACTGTTCGCTTGTACAAATTCGGAAAGAAAATCTTTGATAAGATTTCCGAAGTTATGAATCCAGAGTTTCCTGATGAAACACCTTTGAACCCATTTGACTTGTGGGAAGGTGCTAACTTCAAATTGAAGATTCGTAATGTTGAGGGATATCGCAATTATGACAAATCAGAATTTGCTGATAAGTCTGCATTGCTTGATGGTGATG